ACGGTCTTTTGACCGAAGGAATGTCACGCGGTCAGATTGTTCATTTCTGTGCGAATCAATGGAATATCGACGCACGTCAGGCGGATAATTACATCAAGCGCGCTCGCATTCGCCTTGAACAGGATGCGGATATGGCGCGCCCTGCTTGGCTCGCTGAAGCACTCGGCAGACTTCGTACCTACGAACAATCGGCTTATAAACGCGGGCAAACGCAAGTCGCCCTAAACGCTGTTCAACTTCAAGCCAAGCTCATCGGCTTTGATTTATGAGCCTGCTGGCTAATGCACCTGGCGGCAATCTTCTGGAGCCCGTCATCCCCATTGATCAGCAGGATGAACGCGATTGGACGCCGTTTGCCGATCAGCTTTATCAAGGTCTGACTGATCCGCAGCGTCAGGTCTGGGATGCCCCCGAGCGTTTCAAGCTGCTGTGCTCAGGCCGTCGTTTTGGCAAGACCTACCTCTGCATCAGCCGCCTTGTTGCCTGGGCCGTTGAAAATCCCGGCAGCCTGAACTGGTACGTCACGCAAACCTATAAATCGGCAAAGCAGATCGCATGGCGTCAGCTCCGTGCCATGGTGCCGCCAGAAATGTTTGCCCGTAAAAATGAATCTGAGCTATCCGTTGAATTGAGCAACGGCAGCGTGATCGCCCTGAAGGGTGCCGAATCCGCTGATGCCCTTCGTGGTGTTTCGCTCAGCAGCCTGATCGTTGACGAGGCCGCATACGTCAAACAGGAAGCCTGGGAGATGGTGCTCCGCCCTGCCCTGTCCGATCAAGGTGGGCCTGCGTGGTTCATCACCACACCTGCTGGTCTGAACTGGTTTCACGATTTATGGGAGCAGGCCGAGGGTCAGCCTGATTGGTCCACGTTCAGCTTCACCACGATTCAAGGCGGCAACGTCCCGGCCGATGAGGTTGAGGCCGCAAGGCGCACGTTGGATGATCGGACCTTCAGGCAGGAATACCTGGCCAGCTTTGAAACGCTGTCTGGCCGTGTCTATCCAGATTTCAGCGACGAGAACATTTCTGAGGATGTCCGCGATACTGGCGGGGCGATCCTGTGGGGCACTGACTTCAACGTGAGCGTGCTTGCCGGGGTGCTTGGCAGCCGCGTTGGCGACACCCTCCATATATGGGATGAGGTCTCGGTGATGCAGACCAACACGGACGAAGTGTGTTCGATGCTCCGCGAGCGGTTCAGAGATCGCAAGGTCATTGCCTACCCGGATCCAACTGGCAGCGCCCGCAAGACTTCATCGGCTGGCCGCACTGATCATGAAATCATCCGCCAGTACGGGTTTGGCTGCGTCAGCCCGAAGGCGCCGTGGGCCGTCAAAGACAAGATCAACGCCACCAACAGCTTGATCCGTAATGCCAATGGCCAGATCCGCCTGTTCGTTCACCCACGCTGTAAGAACACGATCAAGGCGCTGCGAAACGTGACCTACAAGCAGGGTGCGGATGACTATGTGATCGACAAGTCCGCTGGGATCGAGCACTGGACTGACGGCCTGGGCTATCTGGTCATGTCGGAATACAACCCGCTGTACGCGAACGCTGGCCGCGGCACTGGTATCAGGCTGTATTGACCTTGATCGACGCATGGGGTATACTCCTGGGACGGGGGCGACCCCGCCACGCACCAGACAAATGACCAACGCCACTCGCGCCACTAAGGCGCAGCTGATCGACCTGCTCAACCAGCAGGCTGCCATCACTTCAGAGCTTGAGCACCAAGTGAACGAATCCAAGGAGAAAACCACGCTCGCCCTTTGGGTAGCTGCAATCAGCTTTACTCTTGGGCTCCTGTTCTGATCACCCAGCCCCTTCGGGGGCTTTTTCTTGCCTTCGCCTCTATCGTGAACGCGCCGCACATATCCGATGGCAACCTACCTCTGGCACGAAATGGAAGCTGCCTACGACGCAGCCCAAGATCTTGACGCCAAAGACTTCAGTCAACCTGCCGCGGCCATCCTGGCTGTTATTCAGCAGTGGCTCTACGAAGAGGGCTTTGATGAAGCCGCCGACTCACTAGACGAAGAAATCTTCCACGCTGAAGAAAACGACTAATCTGCTGGGTCGGTTCTACCCGTAAGGCTGAACGCCCGCGTGTGGGGGTATCGGAGGCCCAGCCAACATTCAGCATTAACCTAGAACCATAGAATTTGTGCATGGCTAGGCGCGCAAGATGACTTACACCGGTTTCAAGCGTTACGACCGGAGCATTCAGCGCCAAGCAACGCAGGTGCAGGATCCGTCTGGCGCTTGGGCCGGAATGGAGCCCCACTGGATCTTGATCGAAGATCTGATGGAAGGTACCTACGGTATGCGCCGTAAGCATCGCCGGTATCTGCCGCAAGAGCCACGCGAGCTAGACGAAAGCTTTGATAACCGCCTAGCCCGTTCTGTTTGCCCGCCTTATTACCAACGTCTTGAACGGATGTTGGCTGGCATGTTGACGCGCAAGCCGGTCAAGCTTGATAACGTCCCAGACCAAATTCGTGAGCAGCTGTTTGACGTTGACCTGCAGGGGAATGATCTAAACATCTTCACCTATGAGCTGACGCGGAAGATCGTTCGCTACGGCCACGTTGGCGTCCTGGTTGACTTCCCAAGTGCCACTGACGACGAAACACAAAACATCACCGATGTTGCCAGCCTTCGTCCGTACTGGGTTTGCTACACCCCGCGTGACATCCTTGGTTGGCGTTCTGAAATCGTCAACGGCGGCCAGCAGCTGACCATGCTCCGCCTGATGGAGCGCGTCGTTGTTCCTGACGGTGAATTTGGCGAAAAGTACGTTGAGCAGATCCGCGTGTTGCGCCCTGGCTCTTATGAGCTGTACCGCCAAAGCGAAGACAACGGTGATTTTGAGAAAGTAGCCGAAGGCCAGACCAGCCTTGATTACATCCCGTTTGCTGTTGCCTATTCCAACCGTGTTGGGCTGCTTGAGTCACGTCCGCCGATGGAGGACATCGCAGAGCTGAACCTCAAGGCGTATCAAATCCAGAGCGATCTGGACAACATGCTGCACATCAGTGCAGTGCCGATGCTGGCGTTCTTTGGGTTCCCGAGTTCCGCCGAGGAAGTCTCCGCTGGCCCTGGTGAAGCAATCGCCTTCCCTGCTGAAGGCCGCGCTGAATACATCGAGCCTGACGGTAAGAGCTTTGAAGCGCAGTTCAAGCGCCTTGAGCAACTCGCCGGTCAGATCAACGAACTCGGCCTATCTGCTGTCCTGGGTCAAAAGCTCAGCGCTGAAACGGCTGAATCGAAGCGCATTGATCGCAGTCAAGGCGACAGCACCATGATGGTCATCGCTCAGCAGGTGCAGGATCTGATCGACAACTGCCTGCAGTTCCACGCAGACTACGTTGGCCAGCCTCAAGCCGGTTCTAGCTATGTCAACCGGGATTTTGTGGGCGCACGCCTTGAGCCTCAGGAAATCCTCGCGCTGCTGCAGCTCTACACTGCTGGGTCAATCACGCAGAAAACCTTGCTTGATCAGCTCAGCGAAGGCGAAATTCTGGGCGACGATTTTGATGTTGAAGAAGAGCTAGAAGCCACGCAAATGGGCGGGCTGATCGAAATGGGCGGCGGCATGGACATCACATCTGGTGACATGCCAGCAGAGCAAGTTTCGATGGAAGATGACCAAGCTCCCATTGAACAATGACGCAATCTGGCGTAACGCCGCGCCTACTCAACGTTGAACAGTTCAAGCGACGGATTGACCCCAATCAGCCCGTTGCCAACCTGTTTCGCAATGCGATTGACCTAAATCGCTTCAGTAATGGCGTCGCCAAGCAGGTCGTTCGTGATTACAACGAGATCATCCTTAGCGCTGTTGCCGATCTAAAGGCAATCGATATTGGCGCAGCAACTGCAGGCGCAGGCATTGTCAGCCCGCAGTCTTATCAAGCGCAGCGTTTGCGTGTGATCCTTGCTCAACTCAAGGAATCGTTGGACGGCTGGGCGGCTCGCAGCACGGCATACATGACCGGCGAGCTACAAGGTTTGGCTGAGCTGCAGACTGAATTTGTCACTGAACAGCTGAGGCTTGCCGTTGAAGGCGGCCAGATTGGTGCGCGTCAAATTGAGCCCAGTGTTGTTGCACGGGAGGCTGTACGCACTGTTGAGGTTGCACCGAATTTTGCGGCCACGGTGGCCACGGTTGACCCAACGGACATCAACTTCACGCTGCCCGGCACTGGTCAATTCAATTTGACGGCAGGACAGGGCGCTGCAATCACGTTGCCCAATGGCCAGGTTGTCAGCAAGGCATTCCGCGGCTTAGCTGAATCTCAAGCGCAACGTTTCAACGCTGTTGTGCGTACTGGCCTTTTGTCGGGCGAACCAACACCGCAGATTGCGCGTCGCCTGGTCGGCAACCTGAACTTTGGCCAACTTGCAAAGACTGCACGGCAACAAGCCTTGGCTGGCGGTGAGCTGACCAAAATGGCAGACCATCAGGTGCTGACCGTTGTTCGCACGTCAATTCAGCAGGTCGCCAACGCCGCAAGCGACAACGTGTATAAAGCCAACCAAGATGTCACGCAGAAATACAGATACGTCGCCACGCTTGATGGCCGCACCTCAGCGATCTGTCAAAGCCTTGATGGCCAGGAGTTCAACTATGGCGATGGTCCTGTCCCGCCGGTTCATTTCAATTGCCGTTCCACCATTGTGCCGGTGATCAATTACCAGGAACTTGGCCTGCGTCCACCGGAGGAAGTTTTGGAGAAGGGCAGCTTATTTTTCAAGCGATCTGCAGAAGGCGGTCAGGTCAAGGCCAGCACGACCTATGGGCAATGGCTGCGAGATAAACCCAAGGCGTATCAGGAAGAGGTGCTGGGTAAATCACGGGCGGCATATTTTGACAAGCTTTCAAACAAGCTGGGGCCACAGGAAGCCTTGAAAAAGATGGTCCGTGAAGATGGCTCCGAGGTCACCTTGGCCCAGCTCAAACAGCGATATGGAGCAATCAAAGACGACTAGGCTGTAACCAGCAGCCACAGCCCAGTGCCGCTCAAGAAAGGCCGAAGCAAAAAGGTCATTCAGGAAAACATCCGCCGTGAAATCAAGGCGGGCAAGGACCCCAAGCAGGCCGCGGCCATCGCCTATTCCAAGGCTGGCAAATCCCGTAAACGTCGCAAAAAGAAGTGATGGCTATTGGCATTGGCTCTCGTGTCAGCTGGGTTTATCAAGGGGTTCGTACTTATGGCGTGGTCGTCGGCAAAGAAGGCAAGCGTGGCTCTATTCGCACTTCCCGCGGCGGTACTGTTACTCGTGTTGGCTCTGCCGATGACCCTGTGTTGCGAATCAAATCGGAATCAACCGGCAACCCAGTTCTCAAAAAACGGTCAGAATTGAAGGCAGCGCCAAAACGCAAATGAAAGGCCGAATCTGGGAAGGCAGTTGCACTTACCTGAAATGTGCCGATGGCATTGTTGAAGGTCGTTTCATGTTCCCTACGCCCAATAGCCCTGAAATCCTTGGGGCATTGATGGGCAGGCTTGCTGAAGGCGTAGAAGTCATTACCTGCACGGAGGATGACGATGATGAATAATTCAAAAAGAGATATACTCCATCCGTAACCCTACGGGTCTTTCATGTCCGACGAACAAATGCAGGACGCTACGCCGACTGCAGACAATCAAGAACTTGACGTTCTCAAGAAAAGCATTGAAGCCCTTGAGCGCAAGAACTTCGAGCTGATCGGCAAGCTTAAGGAACAAAAGGAAAAGACCAGCGCCGTGCCTGATGGCGTGGACGTTAAAGAACTGGTGGAGTTCAAGCGCCGCAAGGAGCAGGAAGAACTCGAATCCAAGGGCAAATACGACGAAGCCCTCAAGCAGTACGCCCAACAGTTCTCCGAACGCGAAGAGGAGTTGAAGCGCAAGATTGCCGATCTTGAATCAAAGCTGACCGTCAATCAGCTGGACAACCGCGTGGTTGCAATTCTGGCTGAGCAGGGCGCACATAACCCGCACGATGCTTTGCGCTTGGTCCGTGATCAGCTGAAGCTGGACGAGTCGGGCAACCCTGTCGCCGTTGATGGGTACAACGAAGTACCGATGGATCAATGGGTTGAAAAACTCAAGACTGAGCGCGGCTATCTGTTCCGCCCGCCCAGTGTCAAAGGTTCTGGCGCTCCTGTCGGTATCCGCTCTGCTTCCAGCGAAATTCCCGCAGGCATGAAAAACCCGTTTAGCCGCGATCACTTCAATTTGACCGAGCAGTCCCGCCTA